TAAGGTTTTTGTCTTACAACCTTTTTCAGTTTTTCTAGTGCAACGATAATAAATGTAATCACCACTATTACTGGCTCCATGTTTTAACTCAGGAGACAACACACCGCCGCAGTGAGAACATCTAATCATACCTCTATATAAGAAGTCACTTGTTTTACTTCTTGGACAACCTGTGCCCTCACGTTGCTCTTTGGCCGTATAAAAAAGCTCTTTTGAGATTAAAGGCTCGTGTTGTGCTTTAGTATATCTTCTGCCACCATGGTCAAATTCACCCATATAAAACGGATTTTTCAAAATCTTTTCAATCATTATTTTAGAACAGGGTGCTTTATAAGGGTAAAATCCATCTGTTGTCATTTTTTTAGCAAGACCTCTTAATGAATAATTGCCAGAAGCATAGAGTTTAAAAACCTTTTTAACAAAAGGTGATGTGTCATTATCAACAACAATATAACTGTGTTTTTTTGATTCTCTGATGTTTTTATACCCAATTGGTGCTCTTGCCGGATAAAAGCCGAGTTCAGCTTTCTCTGCCATTCCCTTTTTAACTTCGTTTGATAAATTACGAGGATATAAAGCCGACATAGCAGAAAACATAGTAAAAATAAAAACTTCATGTGGTGTTGATTTTTTACTTAAAATCATATTATCCTTAACAACGTGAAAATTTAGATCAGAAGTTGTTGCCATTTTTACAATTTTTGCACTGTCAAAATCGTTTCTTAGTAGTCTGTCATTTTTTTCGACAATTATATTTGTAATGTCTTTGTGTTTTTTTAAGAAACTAAACATTGCATCAAACTCTATACGACCTTCATCCTTTGCCGACATACTTTCAGAAAATATTTTAACAATTTCTAAACCCTGTTTAGTCGCATAATCAGATAAAAATCTTATTTGAGCAGGAATAGAAAAACCACTTTGCTCTTGTTCCTTACTACTGACTCTTGCATAAATTACCGCTTTTGCCATAATAAATTACCTTACCCTATATAATCGCATTATAGACAAAGACAACTAAAAAGGCAAGATATGTAAACTAAATTAATAACCTTCGTACAATTCGACTAGTTTAAACTCAAGAGCCTTGCAAATCTTATACAGACTGTCAGTCTTTACATATACATTACCATTCTCAATTAAACTAATGGCATTTACAGTTAAACCTGTAATGTCCGACACTTTTTCTTGTGTAAATTCAAGGTCTTTGCGTTTTTCTGCTATTCTTTTACCTATTTTTTTCCTGATGCTCATTCCCTAATTTTATAGGTAATACCGCAAAAGGCCACCAAATTGATTTGGAATAAATTGTCAAGATGTACTATGCACGTATTTGTTAATCAGTCAGTCGGGCTAACAAAAAATATATTTACACCCATGCCTATACTATCGTGAGTTGCACGAATAGCTGAATATAGGAATTAAGAAAATGACAAAAGAAATTAAGATGACTGGTGAAGAACTTAGATTTATTTTAGAAGGAATATTAAACCTAGACAAAAAAAGAGGGGAGCGAATATTTAAAAAGCTTTTGAGAGAATTAGGCTTAATTTGATTGACGTAAACAACTTTTTACCCCCTCTATTTAGTTAGAGAGGGATTTTGTTGTGCCAAACTACTTAGATTATTTGACAAATAGCCCTCGAGTCTGCTCGTTACCAATTCTTCGGTCAGATTCTCATCGTGATTAAAATAAATAAGGTCAACACTATTTTCTTTACACAACTTTTTTTTTAATTTATCCCGTTCCTGTGTCTTTTTAAAGGCTTTTTCACCTCCGAAATGTTTAACAGGCTCAAAGTGTTGCTTTCCCTGATATTCGATTGCTAGATTTAATTCTTGAACATAAATATCTATTCTCAATCGCTCTAGCCATTTAGGTGAATATTCCCTTAGTACCGTATATTCAGAGAACAACATTACAATTATTTTATACAAAAGAGTTTCGTTAATCCACTTCTCGCCTATTAAGGGGTAGTCTAGATGTTTTCTTATTATATTTTCAGCACTTCTAGTAATCGTAGAATATTCGTCTGACCTTTTTTTATTTTCTTCGGAAGTTAATTCACGATTACACAATGGATAACCTTGAAACATTATTATTGCTGTCAAATCAATATATCCTCCGTAAAGCTGTGAAAATTTACCACTATATAAATAACCAGTTTCCTTTGGTATTTCTTTTGTACACAAATGACATATATTATCTAGAAATAATGCATTATTACAAATTAAGTGATAGTCCCCCAGCAAACTTCCCATATTGTTATAATTTTTTAAAAGAAGTTTCATTATAGAATGAGCTTCTCTCTGACAAGAACACAAATAAAGTTGGCCGCAAATACTACATTGGAACGTAGGGGGTAATTGATATTCGTGTAAAAAATACTTTATATTTTCTTTTTTACATCCACACTTACATATGTCCCTCTTGGTTGCAATTTTTTTACGGAGTGCCTTTTGCCTTTTTTCACTTTCTGTTATTAATACTGGGTTGCCCCCAAAAACTTGTATCATTTTGTTATGAGCATCTTCACAACAACAACGAAGAATAAAGCCCCTAACTTTTTGTTGAAGACCACTTGGCAAATATCGAATTAATCTAGCGGGCGTTATTTTTTCTTTCAACAAATCAAATAATCCTGACTTGGGAAACAATTCCTTTTCCTTTAATTCTAAATAATCCCAAAAACTAATCAATGCACCACAAACAACAAGTACAAAGAACCCAAAGATTAATAATTCCATTGAAATTTTAATAAAGAAAACTAACCCCATTGTTATTTTTTCCTTCTAACAATTCCATCTTCATCCTCAAAATAATCATCCTTGCTTAAAAATTTATCATATATTTTGTCGGACTCTTCTTTGGTAGTAATAAGCATAGAGCCTATGCCTTCAAGAATATAATTGACGTTTACATTGTATGTAACCAATAGGAAGTGTAAACGTTCCCTACTCAATTTTTTATTATTATTTTCTACATTTCCAATATAAGTGTCAGAAACACCAAAAAGTGCACCAAATTCTTTTCGACTCATACCATTTAATGCTTTTCTTATTGCTTTTATTCTTTCACCCTCTGACGGCATTTTAGACCCCTTTTGTAAACTTATGTAAATTATATGGGGGATATATCATCCCCTTGGGTTGTATTTTTAATACCTATATGTTACACTACATATATAGATTAGATTTTATTTTATAGATTAGCATAATATTTGTTAATTTACAAGAAAAGGAAAACAGAATGATACAAGAAAAAAGAGCAAACTATATTAAGTCTGAAATGGCGTTGGCTGGTTTAACACAAGCCAAGGCTGCTGAGGAGCTTGGTATTAAACCACAATCAATTTGTTACTGGATTAGTGGTCGTTTTTCTTCAAAGCGTATCGGAGATTACTTTGGTGAAAAATTCGGTTCGGCTTTTCTTGAACAAATCGAAATCCACTAATCACTATAAAACATTTTTTTTAAAATACAAGTCAACAAATGAATGAATAAATAAAGCTCAGGCGAAAGCTAAAGGCTCTAATTGGCATAGAAAATTTACAAAAAGAAAGGCAGACAAGATGAAAACAAAAGAACAATTACAAACAATGTATGACATTGCAAAAACTAAATACGAAATAGCTAAAGATGAATTTAAAAAAATAACATCAGATGATAAATGCCTTTGGGTAGATGTTAGAACTGCAAAAGAAAATTTAGATTTTCGTTCTACCCAACTAAGAATGTTAGAGGCTATTCTAGAGGTTCCAGTGGAATATAGAATATTAAATTCAAATCCCTTAAGTGTTGAATAAACCTACTGACGAGTCTTTGAAAATTAAGACGAAACCCTAAAGGGTCTAGGTAAATAAAAGGAGATACCAAAAATGACAGAGCAAGCAAAAAATTTCAATCCTGAATGTATGCCGATTTTCGACCAAGAGGGATATTGCTACAACTGTGAACACTGCGAAAACACAAATTGTGAATGTTGGGCAGAATATAACAAAGATTTAGGCTTAACGGCTTAAAGGTCAGTTTGCACTCAGCTACCAAGACCTTAAGAAGAAGCTGAGAGCCTTTATGGGCATATACAGACGGTTCAGCAACGTTCAAAACCGATAAAAGCGAAGCGACAGCACGGAAAGACGGCATTATGGGGCTAAGAAATCTCCTACGGGAGCTGTGAGAGTCGGCAAAGCCCACAAACTTTAAAAGGAATACTAAAATGAAAAACCAAGAAAAAGGAAAACCAAATTTTATTTTAACAGTTAGCAAAGAAAAACTAACGCCTGAACAGGATAGAGAGCTTTTGGCAGAGTTTGTTTTTATGCTGATTAACTGGCAAGAAACAGAAGAAAGGCAAGCAATATGTTGAGTAAAAACAGAATAAAAAGTATGAGACGAATGAGAGGCGTTAACTACAGATGCCTAAGAAATATGGTAGCTAAATACTACAAAGACTATGCAGATATATATAGCTTTGTTTGTATCCCTGATTTTATGGATGCTGATGCCGTTATAAGTGCAAGAGAAATAATTCAATTTAAAAAACAAGCAGGACAACTGGACGAATTATATCAACTAAAAAGAGCATAAAGGAAAACTAAAAAATGAATATGAAAATAGAAAACTTATTACACGTAATTATTGGACTTGCCAACGGGGCAAAAATGAACAATAGAGTAGCACAATTAAATAGCATAATTGCATTGTGTGAATTAGCACTTGAAAGCTTAGATGAACAAAATATAAAGGAGTAAAACCATGGAAAACGATATTTTAACAGAAGGATTTGAAGTAGACGAATTCGATTATGACGAATTTGAAGTTGAATAAACCTACTGATGAGCTAGTGAAACTCTAGCGAAACCCTCAAGGGTCTAGGTAAATAAAGCAAATGGTAAGAAAGGACAATTAATTATGACAATGCAAATTAGAAAAGCAACAAAGGCTCAAAAAAAACTAAGAATGCTTGTGTCAGGACAAACCGCAGCCGGTAAAACTTATTCAAGTTTATTAATCTCAAAAGGTTTATCAGAGAATGCGAAAGTTTTAGTATTTGACACGGAATCAGGTAGAGCAAGCTTAAAATCAGACAGATTTAATTTTGATGTAGTTGAATGGGATGAACATACACAAGGTCGTTCAGTTTGTTGGAGTGATTACATTGAGGCTATTTATACGGCTGAAAAAAATGGTTATGAAGTTTTAATACTTGATAGTATAACCGCTGAATGGGAAGAAATAAAAGACAGACACTCAAAAATGCCTGGTAACTCTTTCCAAAATTGGGGAAAAGTTAAGCCTGACCATAACAAATTTATAAATGCTATTTTGCACAGCAAAATACATATTATTTGCACTGCCCGTTCAAAAATGGAATATGTACTTGAAGAAACTACAAACGCACAAGGTAAAAAGGTACAAGCCCCGAAACGAGTTGGATTAGGAGCAGAGCAACAAAACGACTTACCATATTTTATGGATTTTATTTTTAACATTATTGATAGAGAACACAATTGTGAAGCTGAAAAAGATGAAACAGAAATTTACCTTAATAAAGGCTATTTCGTAATTAACGAATCTGTTGGCAAAAGAATATCTGACTGGTTAAAAGACGGTGTGGAAACATTACCACCAGCACCCTCTGCACAATTAAAAGATGACACCGATATCTACATTGCCCTTGCTGATATTGGAACGGTAGAGGAGTTAACGGCATTCTGCACAGCAAATAAAGGTAATGTTAATAATATCAAAGATTTTGTTGACGTCTTTAACCTTAGGAAAAAAGCAATTTTGGAGCAGCAAGAACAAAAAGACTTGCCTCCTGTTACAGATATTGAACAAAAAGCACCCAAGAAAAAGGGGGCTGCGTAATGGAATTTACCAACCAAAATAGAACAAGGCACTACGGCCTAAGGGTAGGCGATGAAGTTATTGAAGAGGCTTTTGGTATGGAAACAAAAGGAATAGTTGAGAGACTTAGCCATGACAACAATAGAGCTTGGCTAAAACTTGAAGACGGTAGTACTTACGGTGCCGTATGTGAATGGTGCAAGATAATTACAAAAATAGAAGATAAGGAGAAAAACCATGAATAATTTAGAAGAAATTTACAGCATCGATGATGTGGCAGAAATTGAAACCACAGAGTTTACAATCACGGATGACTTGAAAGCTGATTGGGCTATTAAAATAATTAAGCAAGAAGAGGCACAATCCATCAGGTTAGTTGAAACTATTAACCAAGAAATAGAAATACTAAAAGCAAAAGCCGATAAGTTAAAAGAGTCTGCAAATTGTGGATTTTTAAAAGGTAAATTAGCAGATTATTTTGATACCTTAGATGGGGTAAAGGTAGATAAAACACAAATTAGTTATAAATTACCTAGTGGTTCTTTGGTGCTTAAAAGACCTAGCGTTGAATATGTTAAGGATGAAGAAAAGATTTTGAACTATTTGACGGCTAATGATCGTTTTGAGTTTATAAAAACCAACCCTAAAGTTGACTGGGGCAATCTTAAAAAGTTGGGTGATGACGAGTTGACAAAAATTGACGGTATAACTATTCAACAAAAACCTGCAAGTTTTAACGTAAAGTAGGCAAACAATGCGGATTAATAGCAAATTATTAACATCAAAAAACGGTTTACTTGTATTTGAGCCTTTTGGGTACAGACAAGATATAGAACCTGACAAACTATACTCTTTAGACATTAAAGAATACAAGTCAAACCGCTCTCTTGAACAAAACAGAATGATGTGGGGCATCATCCAACAAATAGCAACCGTAACAGGTAATGACGAAATGAGCATTTATATCTCGGGGCTTGAACATGCAAATGCTAAATATGATTTTATAGCAGCGTTGCCGGAAGCAGAAACAAGCTTAAAAAAGTATTTAGGGCTATAAGTCCATTAGGTACATTAATTACACCAAAAGGCGTTGAGCTAATAACTTATAAATGTTTTATCGGTTCAAGCAAATTTGACACAAAAGAAATGACTCTGCTTATAGACTACTTTATCAGAAAAGCAGCAGAATACGGAATTTACATAGAAGGAGAAAATTAACATGAATAACGTAAATTTAATTGGAAATCTTGGACAAGACCCAGAAATAACTTGGAAAAATTTTACAAATGCAGAAGGTAAAGAAGAGGCATTCTGCACTGTTTTATTTAGTGTGGCAGTTCCTGAATGGAGCAAAAAAGAAAAAAAGAATATCCCTAACTGGATAAAATGCAAAGCAGCAGGAAAAACAGCAGAGAATATAGGTAATTTTTTCAAAAAAGGTTCAAGTATTGCAATTGAAGGAAAAATAAAAACTGATACTTGGAAAAACGAAGCAGATGAGAATCGTTCAATGACTTATGTTTCGGTTAATAAGTTTGATTTTTTAACTAAAAAAGATGATGCAAATAGTCAACAACAGACACAAGCACAACAAGAATATGGCGAAACAGAATTAACACAGGAAGAACTAGACGTAATACCATTTTAAACCCTTAACACAGCCCCTTACTAGGGGTTGACTTAAGGGTTTAAAAAAACAAAGGAAAACATCATGGACAACTTACAAGAACAAATAGACATAGATTTTTTAAAGACTCTTTCTTATGAAGAGATATATGAAAATTTAAAAATACAAAAGAAGTCAATTGAGTTGATGGCTGAAAAGCTTAAACAAGACAGTTTCTTAGAAAATACAACCGATGAAATTATAAAACACTATAGGGAGTTAGCAAACGAAGTTTAGGGACTTATTAAACAGTATTAGAGATATGTTGGGGAATATGAAAATGAAAAAGTGTAAATTTGAAGGCGTTAAATGCCGTGGGTGTGATTATTTTAAATTATGCCTTGTAAATGACTCTATAAAAAGGAAAATACGCATTGCCGATAGAAAAGCGGGGCAAGTGTAGTATGTCAAAAAGATTTACGGATACTGAAATTTGGAAAAAGAAATGGTTCCAAAAATTAACTACAAAACAAAGAATGTTATTTATATTTATTAAGGATAATTGCGATTGTGCCGGTGTTTATGAGCCTGATTCTATAATGCTGTCTTTTTTCTTTAAAACAGAAGATATTGAAAAAGAAATTGAGGCAATAAATAAATCAAAATTACAAATTATAAAATTGGAAAACGGTCGCTTTTTTGTGATTGATTTTATCGAATTTCAAAACAAAGTTAAAATTGAAAATTTAAACCCGAATTTTAACCCGCATAAAGGTATACTCGCAAGCCTCAATAAAAATAATGTTCTTTCAACTCTTGTCCAACCCTTGGGTAACCCTTCCGAAGGGTTACAAGGTAAGGGTATGGGTAAGGGTATAGATAAAGATAAGAGTATAGATATATATTTAAGTCCTGAAATTGAAAAAGTTTTTGAGATTTACAAATCTGAATGCCCTGATCTGATTGCATTAACTTTTGAAAGAAAAAATGGAAAGGTAAGAGAAAGCATTGGAGAATTTTTAAATGTGCTTGATTATGACCTTGAAGAGGTAAAGGAAATATGTAAAAAGGCTAATGCACTTGTAACAATAGCGACTAATAAAATTGACCTGCAAAGCATTTTGAACAATTACACAGGTATTAAAAGCGGTAAATATTTAAACAAAACAGCTAAAAAGGGATTAACACAAAACGATATAGACAAAATATTTGAGGATTAGAAAATGAACAGAAAAGATTTTTTAAAAAGACTATTTGCAATGTATCCAAATACTTTTACCACTGGTGAAAACGGAAACGGAAAAGTATGGAGAGAGGCATATGAAGAAGTGCTAAAAGAAAAATGGGATTACGATAAATTGTTTTCTAAAATGGTAACAAAATATCAACACACTCATATTGCACCTGCACCTGCATTCTTTGTTGATTTTATAGAAGATATTAAACCTCAAAACAAATGTGATGCGTTAAAAAATATTGATATTCTTAAAGGAATTGAGCACCAAGACCCATCACCAGAAACACAACAAAAAATTGCAGAATTTAAACAAAAAATAAATTCTAATTCAGAAAAGTTCCAAGTATATGGCGGTAAGTACGATTAATAAAGAGGAGATTAGGGATATGTCAAATGAAAAAGAACAATTGAATTTATTTAAGCCAGTAGTTGATGAAAAGAAAATCAACGAAGTGCTGAATATGGGAACGCACGAAAGTATCATCTTAAGGGATATTTTGTTAAACGGCTCTACAACCGTACGTGACTTATTGTCAAAAATGAATTGCCCTTACAGTGCGATCAGAGATTTACAAAAGTCTTTCGGAATACCGCTTGAATTTACAACTGAGAAAAGAGTTGAAAAGGTTATGAAAAAAGGTAAGGAAATTGAAGTTACAAAACCTTATAGACGCTATTTCTTAGCGAAAATGGAGTGCTAAATGAGATTAAGTATTCCAAATGATGGAAAATCTTGCTTTGATTGCCCCGATACAGACCAGTCAACTAAAGGTCAAATGTCAATCTATTGTAAGAAAAAAGGTATAAGCGTTTTTGCAAGTAATGATACATATATGCGGTGTAAATATCAACAAAAACGTGATGAATTATACAAACAAGGATTTATTTAAGCACACCCAAGTGCAGTTTACAAAAAGAAAAGGAGAAAACACATGTCAAAAAAAACAAAGTATGAAAAGTACACAGAAGCAGAGGAAACAATTGAAAACAATCTTGAAGAAATTACACAAGAGAGTGATGGTATTGACGAAGCTCTTGGCTTTGTAGAAGAGCCGCAAAAGGAAAAATCTTTAGCAGAAGAAGCTGACGACGAATTTATGGACACCATCAGTGAAACACCAAAAAAGCTAACAGCTAAGGAAAGAGCTAAAAAAATAGCGGAATTGGAAGAAGACATTGCCAATGCAACCGCTAGAATGACTGAAATTGAACCAATAGCCGAACTTTCAAAAAATGCTGGTTTTAGGGTTTTGGTTGAAGAAGTTAAAGGCAGTGTATGCAAAAGTGTTCATGCTGAGGAAATAAAAGAATTCAAAGACGGTGGAAAGGTGCTAGAGGCAGTTTTATTAACTGAAAAAACAGTTAATAGATATAACTTTGCCTATGACGAAAGAAAAGCATCTATCAAGGGCTTTGAGGCCTCAATTGTTGAACTTAAAGCTGGTCAATTAACAATCTTTGACGGTGGAAAAACAGACAATGAAGTTGAAGAAAACAAGGTCATTGTACCGGAAAAAATAGCAGTAGGGAAGTAACACAAAGTAAGTGGTCAGGGGCTTAATCGCCCCTTTACCAAAAAATTGGAGTAAAAAATGAGTAAATCAAACATAGAATGGACACAAGAAACTTGGAACCCTATCACTGGGTGTACAAAATATTCAGAAGGTTGTAAAAATTGTTACGCTGAAAAAATGACAAAACGCTTATGTGCAATGGGTCAAATGAAATATGCGAATGGTTTTAATAATGTTACTTTTCACCCAAGAGAATTAAACAGAAATTTAGCAGTAAAACCCAGTATGATTTTTGTTAACTCAATGTCCGATACTTTTCACAAAGATATTACAAATCGTCAAATTACAGATATTTTAAATGTAGCTTGCGATTATAAACAACATATTTTCCAAATACTTACCAAACGCTCACACCGGATTAATGATTGGAGTTATTATCCAAAAAATGTTTGGCTTGGGGTTACGGTTGAACACGCTGATTATAAATTTAGAATCAATGACCTAAAGAAAACGGATGCTAAAGTAAAATTCTTATCCTGTGAGCCGTTACTTGGAAATTTAGGCGAACTTAATTTAAACGGAATTGATTGGGTAATCTGTGGTGGTGAATCCGGTCATAAAGCTCGCCCTATGCACCCTGATTGGGTAGAAAATATCCAAATACAATGCAAAGAGCAGGGTGTTCCATTTTTCTTTAAACAATGGGGAGAATGGCAAAACGGATCGGATAAAAATAAACCCTCTTTTGCTATTTTTAATAACGGTGATTTTATCCCGTTCACAAAAAAAGATACGGAAGCATATCAAAAGAAAATTTACTTATCCGGTGATGATTGGAACAGTTTAAATCCTTATGTTATAGCAAAAACAGGCAAGAAAAAAGCCGGAAGTTTACTTAATGGAAAACAATACAAAGAATTTCCAAAAGGCGGTACCGGTGAGTAAATTAACATTTTCAATAGAAGGCAAAGCAAAAGCAAAACAGAGTATGAGACAAGCAAAATGGGGCAACTATATGACCTCTTTAGATGTTGTTGAATATGCTAACTGGGTAAAACTCAACTTTCGAATGGTCTATCCTCAGCATGATTGCAAGGTTTTTGAAGATAAACCGCTTCAAATAATCGTAGATGAATACAGAGAAGTACCAAAGACAAAACCGAAATGGTGTAAAGAAAAGAATTATAAAGCATTCGTGGATAAGGCACTGGCAGATAAAATTAGACCGATTGTAAAGCCTGATACTGATAATATATCTAAGAACATCAAAGACGCTTTAAATAAGCTTGCATATCCTGATGACAGTCAAGTTGTAACGGAAGTAATTAGAAAATGGTATGCGAACAAATCAATGGTCAGAGTGAGCATAAGTGAATTGGAACAAGCATGAACAATTATAAAAGCAGAGATATGGGTAAAAGCGTAAGTGTAAGACGGTGGACAATAACATCTATTGACTGCTATGAGCGTGGTTGTGTTTGTGAAGGGTGCTTTTATAACGAGTTTTTCAGCCCACAGGAATATAAAACACTATTAGAAACAAATACCAAATGCCAAATGAAAGCATCAGTATTAGAACTAGTACGATTATTTGGTATACCTGAAGGAATGACAGTAAAAACAATAATTGAGGAAAACTAAAGATGGGTATTAATGTACTAAGCTTATTTGATGGTATTTCTTGTGGACAACTAGCCTTAGAAAGATCAGAAATTAAAATAAATAATTATTTCGCTTGTGAGATAAAAAAAGATGCTATAGCCGTCACAATGGATAATTTCCCAAACACAATTCAGTTAGGTGACGTTCGAGAAGTTGATTTTACTAAACTACCCAAAATTGACTTGTTAATCGGTGGTAGTCCTTGTCAAGATTTATCGCAAGCACATTCAGAGCGTAAGGGTTTAGAGGGTAACAAAAGTTCTTTGTTTTGGGAATATGTCCGAGCGTTAAATGAAACTAACCCAAAATACTTTTTACTTGAAAATGTTGAAATGCCGAAAAACGATTATCAAATAATTTCAAAAACTGTTGGAACTTATCCAATCAACATTAATAGTGAGCTTGTTTCGCCACAATTAAGAAATCGCTATTATTGGACAAATATCGGCCCAGGTGATTACGATTTATTCGGTTTTAGGACTTGTGCAATATCACAACCAAAAAATAAGAAAATATATTTACAAGACATTTTAACAAGTGGTAAGGCCGACAGATTAAAAGCTAGGTGCTTGCTTGAAAGTGATAGCAGACCACTCAAAAATCAAGAAAAAATGAGGCATAGATATTTTGATACGGGATTTACTACTTTAGTCTTTGAGGATGACGGCAGTTGCAGATACCTGAATCAAATGGAACTAGAACAATGCCAAACCCTTGGGGGGGGTATACAAAAATATTGAACCGCAATCAGGCGGCAGGGGTAATTGGCGATGCTTGGACTGTGGACGTAATAGTACATATATTCAAAGAACTAAAAGTCGAATTGGGAAACAAAGAATTACAACAAGTCAGTTAATAAAATAAGGAGATAAACCATGGGTGAATTAGAAAAAATAGAAAGTTTAGATGTAAATAAAATAAATCAATTAGTCGGACTTTATAACGGATTAATTGACCAGTGCAGAGAGTTACAGCAAGAAAAAAATTACTGGAAAAAAGAATACAATCAAGCCTCCACTTTTAATAACAAGTGGATAAAAAAAGTAGAAGAACTCGAAAAAGAATTAAAAGGGTTAAAATCTTGAAACTAAACGATGTTGACAAATACCCAAAATTTATATTGAGGCACGGGCGGTTAATACCCGTAGAGCTTTGGGAAGTTGAGGGAATGACTTTTGACAAGCCTATGGAATGGCATCACTTTGTAGAAAAACAGATTAGAAAAAACAGCCCAAAGAGATATGCAGAGCTTGAGGATAAACAAAAAATGATTTTACTTGAAAAAGATTTTCACCACAGCTTACCAAATATGAGCGACAAGCGAGTAAAAGAACAAACAGGATTACACAAATACGAACTAATTTACTTAAGAAACCATGATTATAGAAAGGATTAAATGAAAAGAGGCAGACCTAAAAGCAAACAGCTTGTAAAAGTAAAATGTTTCAGATGCGGAAAAGAATTTGACAAAGATAAAAGAAATGTAGACCTCTGCACAAACCATTATTGCAGTGACACATGTAGACATAGCGGAACTAAACCAAGAAAAACATATAAAGGTGAAGAAATTACAACTTGCAGGAGTGAATATGCAACAAATAGTTAAACCAAATATTGATAGAGATTCTATTAAAAACGAACAAATCTATTTAATTAATGATAGTTTTCAAAACAGAAAGCAATATAATATTCCAAAAGCCCAATTAGTGCTAACGGATATTCCATATAATGTTGGAAAAAATGCTTATGGAAGTAACCCTAAATGGTATGTTGATGGTGATAATAAAAATGGAGAGAGTGAACTTGCAGGAAAACAATTTTTTGATACTGATAATAATTTTAATTTAGTTGAATTTTTCCATTTTTGCTCAAAATTATTAAAACCTGAACCAAAAGAAAAAAATAAAGCAGGTTGTATAATAGTATTTTGTGCTTTTGAACAACAATTCAGTTTAATTGAAGAAGCAAAAAAACATGGATTTTTAAATTATATTTCACTGTCATTTTATAAAAATTATAGCCCGCAAGTTTTAAAAGCAAATATGCGAATTGTTGGGAATACTGAATATGCCCTCTTATTTTATCGTGATAAACTTCCTAAATTTAATAATAACGGGAAAATGATTTTCAATTCAATGTTTATGCCACGTGATACAAAAAGTATTAAAATTCATCCTACGCAAAAACCTAAACAATTAATGGCCGAATTAATTAAAATTTTTACAGATGTTGACGAGGTGGTAATCGACCCATGTGCGGGTAGTGGAATAACTTTAATCGCTGCGAAAGAACTAAATAGAAAAGCATACGGTTTTGAAATAAAAAAGGAATATGTTAATGATTTTAGACAAAAATTGAATATAAATATTCAATGTGATTTATTTACTGATTTTCAAAAACAAGAAATTATAAAATCACAGCAAAAACTATTTACATAAGCCAGTTAATTACAATAAAGAATGGAGGAAAGATGCCAAGACCTAAAAGTGGAAAATTATTAAATTTAATTTGTCCTTATTGTGGAAAGGAATTTAAACGGTATTTATCAGCAGCAGAAAATAGGAATTCTGTTTGTTGTTGCGGATTACATAGTGGCAAGTATAGAAAATTAAAGAAAGCAAGTTAAACAATAGCCTCACCAAACATGATTTGCTCATGATTGTAGCTAGGTTAATTGTATTTTAGGTACAAAGTATTACAAAAAGAAAAAAGGGAGAGTTAAGAGGGTGAGAAAATGATTTTAACAATTATGATACTAACATTCTTTACAATGGCCATTATTGGCTGGGTCGATGATTTTAAAGTAGACGAGGAGGATTAGATGAAAGAGTTTTTTGAAGCGTTTGGGATAGAACCAACACGTAAAAGTTATTTTTGCAGTTTTGATTATGGGGATTGTCCTTTTGATGACCGCGAATGTGAAACTTGTAGTCATTATATTTATCAAACAACTGCAAAACCCATCACACCTGAAATAGTGTTGGAGTTGGAAGAGATAATTTTAGACAAATACCACGAACTTTCTATACAAAAAAGTAGTTTTATAAGTGGTAAATATAAAGCCTGCACTAAGTGGAATAAGTCGACTATTGAGTTTGATAAATATGCTTTTGGAAAAACAAAAGAAAAGGCGGTTTTATCTCTTTGCATCCAACTACAACCCGAAATACAAACCCAAGTAAAGGAGCTATTCAATGACAAATAAAAGCGAAGAAACATTCACGGTTAATGAAATAATTAAAAAATTGCACGATATAAATTATTGCGAGGATTGCGAATTTGACCATTGTACAACATATGGCGAAGGGTGCCCATTGGATAATATTATAAATAAAATCGAAAAAGAATTTGAGAATGGAACTACTAAGAAAGGAATTGAAAAATGAACACAGAAAACGAAGAAAGAGAAATTGATAAAGAAAAAACACAAACATATTGCTTAACCTTTGACGAGATTACAAATCTCTATAATGAAACTCAAAAAGTAATCAAAAAAAATGATTACGGCTTTGCTCCAGTAATGATGATAAAAATTGAATTTGATGTTGAATGGGAAGAAAAAGAATATATCAGCACTATGTGTATGCACGAATTAACTAAGGCTATAAATGCACAAAAAAATGAGGATAAAAAGATAAATCTCCCTTGGGTTGATATTACAGACGAACAAAAATTTGATTTTATATAGAAAGGAATTGAAGATGGAAATAGAGGAAAATAAAACGGATTATACTTTAATTACTGAATATGACTGTTTAGACCCTGTTCACGTTTGGACACAGGATATAGCTAAAAATCAAGGTCGAATAGTTATAGTTTGTTATGGTTGTGCATTAAATGCTTATTGGGGTTCAATGGGTGGAACAATTAAAGAATTTTTTGCAAAAGCTTCCGTGAGTTATATTTTTAATATTTTTGAGCATAATATCCGAGATAGTTATGACGTTGAAAATTATGAATGTTATGAAGATAAAGAAGAGGGAAATATTAAAACAAGGTCTATTGAAGTTGGCAATAAAATGTCAGAACATCAAAAAGACTATATTTGCAGAATTATAAAATGTGTTAAAGAAGCATTCGCTAAACAATTAGACCAATCCCCCGAACTACTGGAGGTGGAAGCGTGACTTTTTATTCAAACGAATTTGATTATATAAGAAGTTGGTACCACGTCCCTGCAAAGCGTAGGATGAGAATAAGTGTCAATGGAAAAATGGGGACAATAACTTGCGGTAGAGGACAATACTTAAGGGTTAGATTTGACGGAGATAAAACATCATACGTGTGTCACCCTACTTGGGAAACTATTTATTACGATAAAGATGGCAAAGTCTTGATGAACAATTGTGACCCTACCAACAACGTTGTGAAGAAGTATGAAAACTTGATTAACCAACCCAACAAAGAAAGTGAGGAGTATGACTATGAGTTATTATTTTAATGAAGTAAAAAGTGAAGAAGAAATTACAAGTTCAGGTGACACTTATTTTATAGATTGTCCAAAATGTGGCGAACAGGTAGAAACTAAAGAAATTAATCAAATGCCTTGGGGCGAAGGTGATGAAGATGAATTTACCTGTGATAAATGCGGAAAGAAATTTAGCATAAGACCTGAATATAAATTTTTAGGATTTCACACGTATTCTGAATATGAAGATTTGGAGGCCAAATGAGCAGTAAAGACGGAGTATTACATTGCGTACTCAAAAAGCAATGGTTTGAGAAAATAAAAAGCGGTGAGAAAACCCACGAGTATAGAGAAGTTAAGCCATATTGGTGCAAAAGAGTAGGCAGATTTTTCAAAAACGAAACTGACAAAATCCGATTTACTCTCGGAATGACAAGTGAACCTGAAAAAACAATGGTTTTTGAAATAAAAGCAATAGATATTAAATGGGGTAAAAACACTGATTTAGCAATAGACAAGCCAGTTTACGACATAGAACTAGGAGAAAGATTAGAATAGGAGGAATAATGTGAAATATAAAGCTATCGGATATGACGAAAATAATAACGTAGTTAAAGAAATGATACACGAAATAATTTATAACGATTTTGCAGATACCTTCAAAGAAAAATGGCTAGCTGATTTCTATCTTAGATATATTTGTTGGTTAGATGATGTAACCGACAAAAGAAGTGACAGAGAAATTCTACTAAAAAGACCTATTCAAGGTATTAAAAGGGTGTTGGCAATAAATTTTGCTTAACCCCCACAAAGTAAAGGAGAAAGATTATGAGCGAGAATGAAGTAAAAGAGTGTGAGATAAGTACATTTACATTACACAATGATAAAAATGATATTTGGTATGCAATTGATTTAAAAAATGGAAAAATTAATCTAAATAAAACGGAAACAGCATTTTATGACAAAAATAGAAATTTAAATAATTACGAATTGAATTATAAAACTGCTGAAATGATGTATGAAGTATTCACTTATGCTTTTAATATTCAAAGCCAACTCCAACAGCTAAAAGAAGAAAAACAATCCTTAACCGATGAAAACATATTTTACACTAAAAAAATATGCACGCTAACCAATCAAAATGAAATATTGCTTGAATTTGTAAATTATTTTATTCGTCAATACGAATTAAGCACTAAAACAAATGGCAAGACTCAAACAAAATTACAATTGGTTGGTAATGCTTATGAAAAAGCCAAGCAAGCACTTGAAAGGATAAAGAATAACTAAACATATCGAGGGACATTAAAGTAAAAGGAGATTTGGGAATATGGGATTAACTGATGAACAAAAAGAGATTATTAATTTGGTGGTTGATGGGCAGACAAATATCCAAATTGCAGAGGAATTGGGATATTGTGAAAGAAGCATTAAAAATCGGCTAAAAAAAATTTATAAGCTATTTAATGTAGAAAATAGAGCTGGCTTAATACGAGAAGCTATGGCAATGCATTTTGCGGACTTGATTTAAAAAGTTTGCCCACAAGGGCAACTATAAATGTGTTATAAATATAAATGGCAAGTGGCTTTGAGGCTAAAAAGGCGAATTTGTCCAAGAGGGGCAGTACTATGTGGTTTTGGGGGGATTACAGATTTGAAAATGCGTTGCTGTGAAATTACGTATAGTACTACGGATCCAGCAACTTTCAATTGTTTCGATAAATATGAAGTTAAACCACTATCAAAAGATTACATTGGAAAAGAAAAAGTTTACACTGAAATAGTATATGTTCTTAATTGTTTTAACAATTGTACAAAGATAGAAGTTTTAAGATACGGACGAGTTTTAGGAGTAAAAAAACTCATTAAAGAACCCAATCGAGAACAATATCATGGTAAAGAAGCAATTGATTATCTTGAAAGAACAATAGCACAAAGAACTTTTAAAGATATTCCTTGTCCCGGTAAAAAACAAATCTATGTTTCAAGTTATATTCCTCTTGCTTTTGGAAAAGCACTTGACGCTACAACGCAACGACCACGTTACTTGAACGAACAGGATTGGCAAAATAAATGGCAAGAAGGAATATATGAAGACCGCTGGGTGCCTGATATAATCAAATCACCTGTAAAAGTCATAAGGGTACAAGATTTACAAGAATTAGTAAAATAAATTAATATCCAGCTATTGTGGGGAGACTTACCATCCCCACTTTTTATTGAGGATTTATGATTGAAGAAAATAAATATATTTTGACTGAAAGAGAAGCTGAAACGGCTAAACATATAGCAAAAGGTTGTACAGCTAATGAAATAGGAACAATTCTTAAAATATCACCAAGAACAGTTCAAATATATACTAAAAGGCTTCTTACCAAAACAAAATCCCGTTCACAAGCTGCGATGATATATCAATTATGCCAAAAAGGAATGAGAATTTTTAACCATAATAATTCATATAAAATAGGGATAAAAAAGGATTTATGTACATAGAAACAAGATTTTATGATAAAGGTCTTTTGACCTGTGAACAGATAATGAGTTATAGAGACTCAGAAGAATTAAAAATTTACAAAGAATTTGCGGAAACAATCAAAGCTAAAACAGCTCTATTAAGCTTAAGCAATGATAATTAAAGGATATTATGTTAGACCAAAATATTATTAACGAAATAGACAAACTTTTTAATAAGGTCGGTTACAAAATGAATTATGCGGTTTTTGACTATGCAACCGAAACAATTAGCATTAAAGCTAAAAATACAGTTAAGCCAGTAAACTTCCCAAGTATGGACGCTTACGCATTACGCAAAGCATAAAGAGTTACCTCCCCGAGACTATACAGGGGTATTTATTTACCCCTTTGCTTTTAAAAATAGCGTTAAGATATGATTGAGTTTGGCACACATTCAGGGGGGTAAAGTATAAAGAATTGAGAGAGTAAAGATGTTAATAAATATACTCGGACAAGACTACGAATTTAAAAAGACAAACGGAATTAATGATAAAGGCTTAAGAGACAATAGTGCTTTATGCGGGGAGTGCCGATACTACAAAAAAGAAATAGTTGTTTCAGATGAATACAGCCCGAAAGATTATCAGAATTTTGTTGCAAGACACGAAATAACCCACGCTTTTTTACACGAGAGTGGCTTGGAAGAATATAAAAACAATGAAGATTTAGTAAATTTCATTGCACTTCAATTTCCTAAGATGTTAAAAGTATTCAAACAAGTTAAGGCAGTTTAAAGGTTAAAAAGAAAAATATACTATGGCAAACAAAAAACCAAAAATAGAAAACTTAAAACCGATTAAAAAAGGTGATTTAAGTAAAGATGAACTAAAGAAACGACAGTCAAACGGTGGTAAAAAATCGGCCGTAGCTAAAAAACAAAATAAAGCGTTCCGGGAAATAATAATTGAACGCCTGAAAGTACTTGAGCAAGGCGGAAAAACAACAAAAGAAGTATTGATTTGGAAGTTAATAGATAAAATACAAGATGAAAAAACTGATATCAAAGATTTATTAAAGGCGTTGGAATTTTTAAGGGATAGTTCAGGAGAGAAACCAACTGATAAACTAGAAACCTTGACACGCAATATTGTGGTAGGTTCACAAGAAGACAAAGACTTGCTAGAAAGTATTTAATATGCTAATACTCTCCGACGTATTTAAAAAGAATGCAAATGCTTATAAAAAGCTAGTAAGATATGTTATAAATCAAGGTGGTACGTCTTCTACAAAGACTTTTTCAATTTTACAATTATTAGTACATATTGCCATTAAATACCCTCTACAAATTGATGTAGTAGGTTTATCTGTGCCACATTTAAAGGCTGGTGTGTTAAATGATATGCCAAAGGTATGTAAGCAATTCGGCATTAATTTTGACCTACTTTATAATAAAACGGATAAGGTTTTAAAACTCGATAGTGGAATAATAAATTTTATAGCATTTGACAACTTAGGAAAAGCACACGGTGGCAGACGGGATATTCTTTATTTAAATGAAGCTAATCACCTCAATTATAATATCGTTGAACAATTGATGGTTAGAACCCGTAAATCTATTTTTATTGACTACAACCCTACTAATGCGTTTTGGGTGCATAAAAAGATATTTAAAGATGAGCCAAAAAAGGCTTTATTAATCAAGTCTACTTATAAAGACAACCCTTGCCTTGAGCAATCAATCATAAATAGTATTGAGAGTAAAAAGGGTGATGGTAATAACAATTTTTGGCGTGTATATGGGATGGGTGAACTTGGGGTTGCAGAAGGATTAATCTTTAACAACTTTGAACAATCAGATTTTGATAAGAAACGATTTGCACAATATAGAAACGGTGTAGACTGGGGATTTTCAAATGATCCGTTTGCTTTTATTAGATGTGCTATTGAGAATGATTGTTTATATATCTGCAATGAAATATATAAAACAGGATTGCTGAACAAAGACTCTGCTCCACAGGTCAAGAATATTGTTGATAAAGAGGTAGTAACTTGTGATAGTTCAGAGCCTAAAAGTGTATCTGAATTTCAATCTGAATATCATATAAATGCCAAAAGTGCTAAAAAAGGTGCCGGAAGTGTTGAAAGTGGCATTAAATATCTACAATCGTTTAAAAAGATATATATACACACTGATTGTCCTAATACCTATGATGAATTCTGTAATTACCACTATGAAAAAGATAAAAATGGTGATGATAAAGCAAAGGCCATTGACGCTTTTAACCACGCAATAGATGCTACCAGATATGCACTTGAAGATGATATGAGCCACTGTAAAATTAGTTTTGCATAAAAAAAAGGAATTTAAAACAATATGCTATTTCAAAATGGTTATAATTACAATATCGTTGAAATTTTAGACCCTGATCTAGATAAAGCACGTGCAGAATTCGTCAATATAGAAATAGCCCAATGGCGTGCTTCTACTAAGTATTTGACTATGATTGACAGCCATTCATATTATCAAAATGGTAACGACATTAATGGTAGAGTACGTACAATTGCAGGGGCGGAAACAACTAAACTTGCTAATAATAAAATTGCACATCCATTCTTGCATAAATTAACGGAACAAAAAGTATCATATTTGTTAAGTGAAAAACCCTCAGTAAAAGTTGATGATGAAGACGCTGTCTATCAAGAACTTTTAGAAGACTTTATAAATGAACGCTTTTGTCAAAGATTACAAGATTGTGGGCGTTATGCTGTGCTTAACGGCTTAAGTTGGATACAAGTGTTTTATGACGAAACCGGAAACCTTGATACAAAAAGGATACCAAGTGAGCAAATAATTCCATACTGGAATGACACAGAACATACAAAACTTGATGCCTTAATAAGATTTTATGAACTATTTAACTCTAGTACCCAAAAAATTACGCTTAAAGCAGAGTTATGGCTCACTACTGGTGAAAGAGAACAAGGCGGTGTATATTTCTATGAAATAGTTGACGGAGTAGTTAATATAGATACTACCAGAGGTAAAAATGGCTATATGGCTCATTATACTCTTAATGGTACTGATTATATATGGGATAGAATACCATTTGTACCGTTTAAATATAATTCTTTTGAGCTTCCCCTCTTAAATCTTATTAAATCAATGAATGATGCCTATGACAATACTGTATCGGACATGGTCAATGATTTAGAAGATGTACCAAACAGAATTATAAAAATAAAAAATTGTGGTGGAACAGAGGCAAAAGACCTAAGAGAAGGTTTAAAAAATAATCATATGATTGCAATTAGTGGTGATGCAGATATTGACACTATTGATATGGAAATTAACGGTACTATAGCAGAAAACACCCTAAATAGACTGCAAAAAGATATTTATAGTTTTGGTTCAGGTGTAGACCAAGAAGTTGCAAGAATAGGCAATCAATCAGGTGTAGCTCTTAAATTTTTATATGCAGGTCTTGATCTTGATTGTAAAACAATGGGGCAAAACTTTAGAGCTAGTTTAGAATGGTTATTATGGTTTTATACTAATCATTTAGCTAATATAAAAAAAGGCGACTTTACAGATAAAAATGTTAAAATTACTTTTAATACCAATATGATTGTTAATCAATCTGAAATTATAAAAGACGTTTCATTGTCAACTGGATTGTTAAGTGAAAAAACACTACTTGAAAATCACCCATTTGTTACAGATGTTTTAACTGAGCTAAAAGAACTGGCAAAGTCAAAGCCGCAACCTCCTGAGCCCTCAAATGGGAATAATGTAGACTTGAAATTATGAATTTAAAAAATGATATTACAAAAGACATTAAACAAGGTAAGACACCTACTAAACAATTAACAGACGATATTGATAATGCTTTTGAAGAAGTTCTTTATAGCCCTGATAATAAAACGATTTCAGACTACAAGAAAAAAGAAACTGCTATAATCACTACATATCTTGCAACTATGGGGACAATGATATCATCCCAACTAATACTGGCAGCTCAAAACGGCATTGATGGAGCAGATAAAACCTTGTCAGCTAATGGAATAACCGAAAAAGTTAAAAACGTTGAGCCAAGCGTTTATAATGATGCGGTAAAATTTCGTTACGACTCAATGATGACGAACCTACAAAAAGTAGGTGCAAGTATATCAAGTAACACGAATAATGCCATTAGTAATATTAAAAACGTTGCAGGGGCTTTAACTCTTGAGGAACAAACAAAGGCCAGTGAGAATATACTAAAGTTATTGAAAGATAAAAGTATAACTTCTTTTAAAGATGCTGGTGGCAAAACTTGGACTGTTGAGCGATACGAGAATATGTTGATGACAACAGAGGTAATGAGAGCAACACGTCAATCATTATTTACAAGATTTTTAGAATATGGGCAAGACTTAGTAATTGTAAGACACATAGGTATATCTCCAGAGTGTCCATTATGTGCAAAATGGAACGGTCAGACTTTAAGTATAACTGGTGATAATAAGGACTATGCTAGCCTTGCGGATGCAGAGTTGGAAGGTCTACACCATATTAACTGCGACCACGCCGAGTATGAAATACCAAAAGATGTTAATTTATCTAACGAATTAGTTAATTTACCAGTTGAAAATCCTATGATAGATGGTAAAATGGTAAAGGGTGTATATTCCCAAGAGGGCTTACAAAGGCTTGATGATATTAACAATATCTTTAAAAACCTTGGTTATGACCCAAGTGCACACGCAATGGAAATGGCATATAATAGGACTAATAATGTTAATCAACTTATAAATACTCTTAAAAATGGTGAGATATTTATTGACGATCAAGGAGCTAAAACATATTTTAAGGATAGGCTCGGAATACATACAGATGCGGAAACTAAAAGTATTATAACAGTAATTCCAAGAGGCAAAACCTTTAACCCAGCAACAAAATGGAAAAAATATGAATAATTTTGAAAAATTAGTTAATACATTAACCGAATATTCTAAAATAAATCTAACTTTAAGAGAATTAGAAACTGATTTTAATGAATTATATCTTGATTCTGATTATGATTTTACTGATGAACAAGTTGATTTTCTTGAAAATATAAATACAGACATCGGATACACAGGAAAAGAGCCATACACGAAAGAAGATAAAGCAGTTGGACTATTTACCGAGGATCAACTAAGAGAAAAAATTAAAAATTATCTAAGAGATTTAGCTATTGCAGCATAATTAATATAAAAGCAGACTTTTAAGTGTCACCCCAAAAAAGGTGACGCTTTTGCATAAAAAGTTTAACGCTCGTAGGGCATAATTTGTAATTCGTGGACGACACCCACGTAAAAAAGCGTAAATTGCATAGGAGGCAAGAATGAAAGAACTATTGAAGGATTTAGAATTATCGGATGAACAATTAGGAAAAATTGAAGAAGCCCACAAAGTAAAGGTAGCAGATGTTATCAAGGACAAATTTGTTCCTAAGGAAAGATTTGACGAAATTAACGAAACTGCTAAACAACGTCAAACAGAAATTGACAAAAGAGACAAGCAGTTAGAAGACCTTAGCAAATCTGCAAAAGGAAATGAAGAGCTTACTCAAAAACTCAAAGACCTTGAAACCGCTAACGCAAAAGCTAAAGAAGACTTTGAAGAGCAACTAAAAGAAACAAAGTTAAACAACGCTTTGAAATTAGCTGTCAACGGAAAAGTTAAAGATATTGATTTGGTTTTAGGGCTGCTAGACAAATCAAAAATTGAACTTGACGAAAACTGCAATATTAAAATGGGATTTCAAGAGCAATTCGATGAACTAAAAACATCTAAAGATTTTTTATTCGTGCAAGAAAATGATGGCAAACCAGAGATTAAAGGTTCAAAACCAGCGGATGGGCAAACCCCACCGCCAAAAACAACACTTAAAGAAGAACTTAATAGCTTATTAGCTAAAGATACTTTAACAGGTGCAGAACAAAAAAGATTAAATGAATTGCCAGCGTTACTAAAAGAAGAAAGTACAAAATAACAGAAAAGGAGATTTAAAATGGCATTTACGCTAGGAACAATTACAGAATTTGATGATGCTAATACTATTCTAACCCCAGAAGTATTAGTCGCTGCAAAAGCAATCAAATTACCGGCAAACAAAGGGGTATTTTATCAGGCTATGTCTGCACCGTCACGTGCAGTAGAACAAAAAGAATTCGAGTTATATACAAGAACATCAACAGGTCTTTCAGGAGTAATCGGTGACGGTGCAGCTGGCGGATGGGACGATAACGATACTACATCATTAAAAATGCAAGCAACAGCAATAAACGTGTTGACGGTAGGTTCTGTTATGCAAGTTGCTAATGAAATTGTGATTGTAAAATCTGTTAATAGAACTGCAAACACAATAGATGTATTCGCTCGTGGTATGGGTAACACAACTCCTGCAGCACACGCAGATGCGGTAGCATTCACAGTTATCGGCAACGCTTGCTCTGATGGTGACTTGAAAAATGTAGAAAGCAAAGCAGAAAACACAGTAAAATATAAAAACTTTGCTCAAACAGTATTCGAAACTATTGATTACACAAAGTCAGAACAACTATTGGGTAGAAAAGGTCTTGACCCTGCAACAGAAATTGCATTAATGAGACAAGAAGCTATGACAAGAATTGCTAAAAATTTGGCTTCTTCTTCGTTAAAAGGTGCTAAAAACCAAGGCTCTAAAACAGAACCTTATATGTCAGCAGGTTTATTCGCTCAATTGGCAGATAATAGCGGTGGTACTAGGGTTGTTAATCGTTATAATGCCAACGGTGCTGCATTCTCCGAAGCTATCTTAAAAGCTGCTTTAGACCAGGTTATTGCAACAGGATCACCTGATACAATCCTTGTATCTCCTGCTAAAAAGAAGTTAATGAATGCTTTCATCTCTTCTAGATTGGTTACAAGAGACGACAAAACTGCTGGTTCAAATGTAGAATTTTATGAATACGAAGGTAATATCTACAACATTATGGTTGATGCCGATGTGCCGGAAGACAGAGTAGCAATTCTTAATCTAGGATTTTGCCAAAAAGGGTTCTTAGACGGCGATGTAATCAGATTTGTTGAAGAACCACCTGCATCATCAAGGGAAAAAAGAGAATCTATTCAAGGTTCTGTTGCTTTTGCTATTGACGGAGTTGGTTATGAACATTGCGATATCTACGGATTGGCTACTGGGGCAAGTTCTTAATAGTAAAATATAGTATTTGGGTTAGGGGTAAAATCCCTAACCCTCTTATTTAAAGAAAGAGAGAGCATAAAATGAAATCATTATATTTTAAAGAGGGTGGATATTGTAGCGAACTTAATATGAGTTATAAACCAGGTTATTATTCACCAAAAGATGAACAAGAATATAAAATACTTGCGAAATACGCAGGTGTAGAGATAGAAGAAAAAATAAATAATTATGACGGATTTAAACAGGGTGATTTCGATGTCGAATTAGCCAAAAGAGGCATCGACTTTAAGGCACTAGGGATTAAGTCAAACAAAGATAAAAAAGAATTATTGTTAAAAGATGATGCGAGAAATTAATGGAAATATTAGATTTAGTTAAAAATAAGAGCACGGCAGAATTAACAGATGAAAAAATGCAAGAATATATAGACGAAGCAGAAGTAAAGATTTTAAACTATTGTAATATATCTGTTATTCCAGAGGCTTTATGTTATACCTGGCGTGATATTACTTTAGAATTTATTAATCATTCAGAAGAATTAGATCAACTAAATAATATTAAAGTGGGGGATATCGCAGTCAATTTTAAATCTGATACGTCCTCAACCTTCTCAAACTATCAAGAACAATTAAATAAATTCAGAAAGTTATGATATGGACTGCATTTTAACCTACAAAAAAGGGAACATCAGCAAAGATGATTTAATCAAATACTATAAAGATTTAGAAAAAAAAAGCGTTACTGTTGGGATCCATAAAGATAAAGGTAGAAGAGAGATAAGCAAGGGTGGTTTTACCCAAGTGCAAAATGCTTGTTTGCAGGAATTTGGCGGTACTCAAACTATTCAAAAAACCAGACGGTTTAAAAGTCCAATAACTGATAAATGGTTTGTAATCAAAGCGGGTACAACAATAATAACCCCATCAAGACCTTTTATAAGAATATTTTTAGTTGATAGTAAATGCAAAAAACAACTCGAAAATATTTTACAGGAAACTATTGACGAAAAAATAAAAAGATTAAACAACATCGCAGCTACTTCTACTTGGGAACGTGTAGGAGCTTGGGCTAGTGCAATGCAAGCAGATATGATTTATGACAGTAAAACGCACCCACAAAATGCACCCATGACACAAGAATATAAAGGCCAAGATCATCCGTTAATGATTGATGGAAGTTTAGCCAGAGATATTGACTATAAGGTAAGAGGCCGATGAATAAACTTTTCCCGCAAATTTTAAATAAAATAGACAATGAAATGATTGAAGTATATAACATTACTAATTTAGAGGGTGCACGAGGTCAAGATAAGACCACATCGACTTTAATCGGTACATATAAAGCAAATATTCAATCAACGGGCTCACAATCAAAAGTACAGGGTCTTACAATCGAATCTAGTGACTCTGGTGACAAGGTAGTTGAGGTTTATAACTCTTATACATACGAAGCACTGACAATAGGTCAACGTATTAAACGCATTAATAAAGATAACTTATTGTATGAGGTCAGAAGTGTTGAACCTACAGCCCAAGGAATGCCACTAGCACATTATAAAAGTTATATAGTAAGGGTTGATAATCAATGGGTATAAAATCTAATAAAGAAAATATTTATGACCTTACTTCAAATTGTTTTAAAAATACCTTTGTATCGGCACCAGTTAATACTATTTTTTGGGCTAGAGAACGAAAAATAGAGCCAGAAAAACCTTACTTAATGCTTACATTATTAAATGATAATGATATTAAGCCCACATCTGAACAAGAGGTAGGGGGCAACATTAATGAAGTAACAATGTATCGCAATATGGTAGTTACATTCTCTATTTTTGTTGATGGTGTAGGTGCTGATATTGCATCAAATAATGACCTGGCAACCGATATGATAACCCATATTAGACAACAGCTTGAAACAATTGAAAATTCTCAATATTTATACTCAAAAGGATTAAGTATTGGGAATATTTCAGGCGTTAGAGATTTATCACATAACGTAAATGGCGGTTTTGTTTACCGTTATGAGTTTGAGTGTAATTTTGAATATAACGACACAATACAAATAGATGGTGTCGAAGGAAAACAAGTTAATTTAACAACAAATAGTAATGTACAACAAATAATACAGGAGGCAGAAAATTGATTAGTATTAACAAATTAGTAGAGATAGGATTTACTCTACCAATGGCAACAGACATATCCGCTTTTTTAAGCAACATAGGATATGTAGCAGATTATGACACTGATGACTTGGCGGTTGGTGCAATAATACCGGGGGATAAAGTCGTAACGATTAGCAGTATTGATGGATTAAAAGCTTATTTTAAGGCTGATACTCAATATTATAAAGATATTGAAACAATGCTTTTACAAAAAGATAACTCAAAACCAAACCGTTCCAGAGTTAATTCAATTATTGTTTATCAAAAACAAACAGGACAAGCTAATTTTGGTGTAAGTATTGATGCTTTTGTGGCTATAAACGGTAATTATGCACAAATAACTATCTCAAGTAGAGATATGACAGAAAATGAATTGGCTGCAAATAAGGCATTATCAAACAGTAGATTATTTGTAGGCCAAGTATCTGAAATATCTGATAATGTTTCTGAAAACATAGCACTGGTACTAAAAGCATTAAATAATAGCAACTCTATGATTGTATTTCATAAAGAAGATACAGAAGCTTTAGGGCATGCACTAGCAGCTGTAATGGCTCAACCAATGTTAGGATCTGATGGTTGCTTATATTCAACACTAACAAACGTAACAGCTCAAACTTATACAGAAAACGAAATGACTAATTTTGACAACCAAAATGTCGGTTATTATTCAAGCATTAACCCTATCTCTGGTGGAGGGGTAGACCAATATGCAAGTAATATTTTAGTTGGTGGATTTCAAATTAATGGAGAAGACACAAAAAGAAAATATATTACTTTTACACTTGATCTGCTTTTGAAATTCAAAACAATAGAGTTTTTAAGAAAAAAATTGTCCTATCAGGATTCAAGCTCAAATATTCTTAACGCAATGTTAAAATCCGTTCTTATAGAAGCACAAAACAATGACTTAATTATAAAAGGTGACTTAGGATTCCAATTGATTGATGTCAAACCTAGTGCCTTGCAATCATCTAATCCTACCCTTTATAACGCACAAACATACTCACAGGTTGGTTGGTATGCTGATGCTTTAACAGGGCGTAAGGTCATTATTGATTTAACAGTAGCACCGACAGATGCAGAGAAAGGAGCAATAAGCAATGTATAATACTAAATTAAACTTTTTCACCTTTAACGGTGTTAATTTAACCCACTTTGCAGATGTAAAATGCGACCACTCATACGAGGGTGATTTTATAGACGAATACAAGGGTATTGATGGTGATGCAATCACTCATGCTAAAAATGATGTGAAAGAATACTTTAAAGTATCTCAAATATGCACATCACCACATTGGGGTTCTTTATTATCAGCCGCCAAAAATCATACTCAATGTGTAATCCAATGGGCTGATAATAACACTGGCGAAACTTTCACTTCTACCACTGCGTATGTTAAAAATTTAGGCAATAGTGCAGATGGTGGAAACAGAGACGTTACAATCTATTGTGAGGACGTATCATAATGAAAGAATACGTAGTTGAATACGGAAAAGATAAGTATACACGTGAAGCATTACGATATGAAGACCTTAAATACTTTGGCCTAAAAATAGCCCCAAAGTTATTTGGGCTTGCGTCCACAATTGCGATTGTCACAGCCAATAAATTTGAGCAGGGCGAGAACTTACTTTCATTTTACCAAACAATAAAAGATGTATTTAACCCCGATGATTGGAGTTGGCTAACTGAAACATTTTTATGGAATGAAGAATACCCTATAAAGATTAATGATAAATTTGTAAATAAAGATGAAATATCAGACCACTTTGCAGGGGATTTTCTTAAAATGTATGTCGTTGTATGGAAGTTCTCGGTATTAAATATGGGAAAGTTAAGTACATTAACAGCGAGTTTGGACGGATTAGCAAAGAGTATAGCGAGTTCCTTGAACGACCTAGCACAAAAGAGTTTGAAGACTGTAGAAACTGGACTAAAGAAAAATGCGAGCGACACGTCCAAAAAGAGATAATTCAATTATCTATATTTTTCAACCAATGCAATATCCCATATAAACCTAGTAATATAGGTAAAATGGAAGTTCACGAATTCCTGTTAATGTATGAAATGCTTTTAAAACAAGAAGTGAGTAAAATAAAAAATGGCTCAATATCTCGATGAATTAATACAAAAAATAACTACTAAAGCAGATTTGCGTGGATTTAACGAACTCGATAGCAAGCAAACAAGAGCTGAAAAGAAAAATAAAGTATTATCAAATAGTTTTAAGGTTCTTTTTGGTGCTATTTCAGCAGGTATCGTAGTTAAAGGGCTTATTGATGTTGCTACAAAGTTGGGTAGTATTGAAGCAAATTTGACAGCGGCCACAGGTTCGGCAAAACTCGCAGGGGTAGAATTTAATTATATTGTAAGTGAAGCAAGTAGACTTGGGGTTAGTATTGATACAGCTGCAATGTCTTATGCTAAATTTTATGCTGCAGTTGGTAATAAAATGCCATTAAATCAAATTCACGACATTAACAATGCACTAATGGAAACATTCACTGTTTTACATACTAACCCAGCACAACAACAACGTGGATATTATGCACTTTTTGAAATGATGTCAGAGGGTAAAATCACAGCTAGACGTATTCGGCAACTTGCACTTATCATACCTCAAACTTTTGCCATAACCGAGCAAATACTTGGTAAAAATTATATGGCACAAATCAGAAAAGGTATTGGCGGGGAGGACTTTTTGCCTAAATTCTTTGCTATTTTGCATAGCAAGATGGCTGGAGGGTTAGAAAAAGCAATGAACAGCCCACAAGCAACATTAAATAGATTGAAAAACTCAGTATTTATGTTGGGTATGGCAATAGACAAAGCCGGGTTTCAGGATACAGTATTACTATTAGCTAGAGATTTAACAAAAATATCAGAAGTATTAGTCAAAATTGCTTCAAGTTCTAGGTTTAAATCTTTTATTGAAGGTATAAACAACGCCTTAAAGGCTATGGAAGAACATTGGAAACTTATGATAGGCTTAGGTATAGGTATTTGGATTAATAAAATAATCGGGTATTTAACGTTATTAAGATTGGAAGTGCTAACAACTGGTGAAGCACTAGTTGGCGTTAACTTGGCAATTCAAATGTTATTCTCTGGCAAAATAGTCCAGGGAATGAAATTACTTGCTCTAACTGCTTGGTCAACCGTTGCACCTTTCTTGGCATGGGGTCTTGCACTAGCAGGTATAGTTGAACTATTAGATACAATGGCTGGGAAAAAGACGTTTTTAGGCGAATTAATAAAATCTACTGGCAATGGTGCTGGATTTCAAGGTGGATCTACAAAAGATTATATTGAAACAGGCAGATTACCATCAAGAATTAGAGGTATTTTAACCCCAAGGGATACACCCATATTAAAGGATAGTGGGCTTTATAATAAAGACGGAAGTTTAAAAACTAATCAGTCCGATACAAATAATAACCAAAACAACAAAACATCAATGTTGGCTCCAGTATTTAATATTTACTCTCTAGACCCACAAGCTATAGCCTGTGCAATTGATAATAAATTAAACGGATTATTGACACCGGCAGAATATGCGATAGGAACAGCTTAAATGACATACGCAGCAATACAAATAGATTATGATATAAATACTAAAAAAATATTGCCTGATATGAAGGTTGAACAGCCTATAATGGGTAAACTAACAAGTGCTTTAAAGTCAAGTGGTAGAATATTAACCAATTCAACATCAACAATTAAATCACTTGCTAGATACATGCAATCCGTGCCTTATAATAAATTAAACGTAGTTGCTTTAACTCAACTACTACTCAATGGGGGAATTACAAACAAAGATGCCTTAGACACATTATTCTTAAATTACGCCGTAGTTTTTGATAAATTGGCAATAGCACAAGGATTTGCAAGTGCGAGTCAACTAAAAACGGCCATGAGTGCAACTAATGGCATCAATGTTGCTAATGCAATAACCGGTTTTCAGGGAACTTTAAAAGCAATAACAGATATTAAAAATAATAAATTAAATAAAGAAAATTTAAAAAATTATAAACTTATAGAATTTGATGCTACTTTTAATGATAATCGTACTTATCAATCAGAAACGCCAGATAGACGTGTTGAAAGTGGCCAGTCATTGAGTGAATATATCCACAATATGCCTGATGTCTTTTCTCTTGACTGTCAACTCCAAGACGGACGTAGATATAATAAAAATGAATTTGAAGAAACGCTCAAATTTATAAGAAAGAAAAAAACAACTTTAACACTAGTTATGGGAGACGACAGTCAATATTCAGTAGTATTGCAAAATTTCTCACCTACTAGGGGTATTAATAATGGTTTGGCTTACAGTTTAGAATTTAAAAGAATAACAGTTGGAACAATTGAGCTTGTACCAATAACTATAAAACCTTTAACTATAGTATCCGATGCAAATAACACAGGCTCTACAGGTTCAAAAACATCAACAAAAACCAATATTATAAATAACCCTACAAATCCTAGCTTAACAGGAAAAACAAAAAAAGACAAAGGCATAGGATATGTTGAAAAAGCATATTTTCTGTTTACTAATGTGTTAGGATTCGACACACCAACGGGGTGGAAATAATGAGTTATATAATTAAATTACCTGATTTGACCAATAATCCAAAAATTAGTCAGATAACAGATATTGAAAATAAGTTATTTAATTTTACTTTTACCTGGAATGAATTTTGCCAATGCGTATTTGTTGATATTTATGACGAGTTAAAAACACCTATTATTTTAGGAAGAGCCTTAACCACTAATTCCGTTATTAGAACTGATTTAAGAAAATTACCAAAAGTATTATATTTTCAAAATTTAATTAGTACATACGAGCCGACACAAGAGAATTTCAATAAGGATTTTATATTAGGGTATGAGTAATAATGTTCAAGTATCTCAAATACAAACCAACTCAAAAAGTAATTTAAATTTTAGATTACGGCTTGATGTGTCAGGTGCTAATTTAAGAATTGGAGATAAAATTAATAATCCAGAAAGTGGGTTAGATATTGATTTCGAGATTGCTAAAACGGATACTAATACCCCAAACACAAGCACAATAACAGTTTGGAATATGTCTGATGACACTTATAATAACATTTATTCTAATGCTGACGGAGTAGAATTATATGGAGCTTTTGGGGATGATGAATATGCTCTAATGTTCCGTGGGTACCCGGAAAAAGTATTAAAATCCAAGCGTGTCAATATGTTAACTGCAAATCAAGGATTTTTACAACAGTCTCCGGGTGCTACACGTTCAGGCCAATCCGACAACCCTACGTCTATGACATTAATCGATGGCAAATACCTTTATGAGGATGCTAATATAAGTAAAGGATATAAGGGGAGCATAAACAGTAAGCAAATTATAAAAGATTGTGTTGAAACTTTCGGCATACCTATAGGTGTTATGAGTGAGAATATTGATTATATAAATATAAACAATCATATTTCAAGAGGTCGTACGGTTGATGTTCTTAATCCTATATGCAAAAGATTAAACGCTAATTATACTATAAATAATGGGGTATTTTATCTTTATAGTAAAAATGAAGTGCCTGCAAGTACAGTTTATGGCATTCTTTTAGATAGTTCAAATTCAAACACACCCGAACGGCAAGATGATAAATTTAAATTAAAAACCACAACTCTTATTAAAAAGAATAAGAAAAAGGGTATTGCCGGACTAAAAAAGACAGAAATAATAAAAAACATTAACGGGTTTATGATTGAAACAATGCTTTTACCGTTTTTATTGCCAGGTATGTGGTGCGAATGTGATTTTGGCATTTTACAGGGATTTAAATATATTTATAAAGTCAAATTATTTGGTAATAATTATGGTACAGAAGGTAAGACACAGGTATTTGTAAGATGACAGAAAATAGTGAGCGATTAATATCTTTATTATTAGCAAGTAATAAGCATATTAATAAACAATTACCTTGTGTTGTAAAAACGGTAAACAGCGATAATACGGTTGATGTACTGATTATAAAAAATGACGATACACAAAATGTAGTTGCTTGTAATGTGCCAGTAAAACACACCGAAACACAAAGAGCTTTTATATTTTTAGGATTATCACGTGGCGACAGAGGTCTTATAAAATTTTTTGATAAATCTATTGAAAGTTATAAACAAACTGGTGATGAAGAATATAACGAAGACCCTCGCAATCATTCAGACAATGACGGTATATTTGAAATGGGGTTCTACCCTAAATCAGAAGCTTATGTTTTCCCAACTAACAAAAATATAGCAATAGGAAATAAGGATGGTAGTGCTGAAATATCAATAGGAACTACAGGGGCAATTATTTTAAACGGTGTTAATGTAACTATTGCAGGTGGAAATACAACAATTACAGGAACTAGCAATACTACTATAACAGGTGGGAATGTAAGTATTTCAGGCAACACAAAAATTGATAATAAGATATTTTTAGCACATACACATACGAGTGCCACATCTGGGAATCCTACAAGTGGAGTTAATTAAATGAAAAAAGTTGCAATTTGTGGCATAGGTTCATCATTGGTAGACTTAGACTTTGATGATGATATAGAAATTTGGGGATTAAATCAATATTATGCAAGCTTTAAGAGATGGGATTTATGGTTTGATGTTCATCGTGATGACATACAAGAAAAACATATTACCAGAGTAAACTATCCATATGAAGAGGCTTTTTTATTAAAAGGCAAACAATTTAACTCATCCATAAGCTATATGATTGCTTATGCAATCTTAAAAGGATACGAACAAATAGAACTTTACGGCGTTGATTTTAACGACAGCGAAAAAAGATTAAATCAAAAAGAGTGTTGTTTAAGATGGATTGATTTTGCAAAAGGTAGAGGCATTAAAATATTGGTTGCATCATCATCTAAGTTAAACAGAGAAGAATTTTTATACGGGGTTGTATGAGTAAAGACATAAAAATAAAAGATAACACCCTTTTTATAGAAAATGGTGATTTTGCTCTTGTTGATAAAATAGATAAAATTTTACAGCAATGTAGTATAGGATTGCGTATCCTAATTGGAGAATGGGTTTTAGATTACAGACAAGGTATTGATTATCCAGGAGGCCTTAAAAAAAATGCCAACATCTTAAAATCTCAGATAAAAAATGCTCTCTTGTCAGTAGATGGAGTAGAGCAAGTATTAAATTATGTTTTTGACACTACTAGCAAAAATTATTTAGTTAGTGCAACTTTAGTTATTGGCAACCAAGAAATACAACTAAATGAGGAAATTACATTATGATAATAAATAGTACAGGTGCCACCCAAAGTGATTTAACAACAGAATTAACAAACTTTGAGAATTCTTTAAAAACTATTTATGGTAGTGATTTTACTATAAAAAAAGAGGGTGTAATAGATAATATTGCAGTTACTACCTCACTAAACAAACTTGATATTGAAGACCAAATAATGTTTTTAACTAAACAACTAAATCCATATACGGCAGAGGGTGAGTTTCAAGATGCTCTATACGCATTAATTGGATTATTTAGAATATTAGCAAGCTTTACAGTTGTTCAAAGGACAGTGGAAGGAACTCCAAATACTACTATAATATCTGGTAGTTTAATA